GTGGCCGTTCGCGCGGTCGGTGTACTCTCCCTCAGGCATAGGCGCGCTGTCCAGCAGCTGTGCCCTATGTCTCGAGCCGAGTGTATCCGATCGCCGGGCGGCAAATATAGGGTAGTCACCGTGCCGGACTGCCTTACATTTGTCGAAGGAGACTGGATCCGTCGCTCCGCAAACCTTCTCCCCAGGGAGCATTGGTTTGTCGACGACGGCCAGTCCCTTTGCCACGACCTTCGACAGCGAGACGGATGGTTTGTCTCGTCGGACCTTTCCAAGGCTACCGACGGACTCCATCACGACGCTATCGAAACCGTCATCGAGACTCTCGCCTCTTGTGGACTCATCAGAACTTCTGATTTGATCCTTGCCAAGAGGAGTCTCGGCTTGTACCCGCAATGCGAGGTCGAATGGGATTCGATTACTCGCATTGCGACGAGGGGAAGCCCGATGGGCACTCCTCTGTCGTTCGTCGTCCTCTCCTGGATTTCGTCCTGGGCAACCGGGGCGTTCCAAGCGGCCGCCTCGCACGGTGACGACGCTGTGGGTTTGACATCCTTGAACTCTGCCGAGAGACGGGCGGAGTTCGAGGATTACTGCAGCGCCGTTCGCAGTGTTGGCGCGGACGTCAACGAGGCCAAGTCGTTCGTCTCTCCGAGCAGATTTACTTTCTGCGAGACTTACGGCGTTAGGCACAAGTTGAGGAGAGGGGGACGAAGCACGTCTGTTCTCTTTGCTCCTCCTGTCCCGCAACCGGACATTCGCAGTCCCGTTGCGGCCGACATTCGATGTGGTAACCGAATGCTTAAGAGGCAGGAGAGAGTGATGAGAACCCTCTTTCCTTGGGTAGTCAAAGATCCCCGCCTGCACCTTCCAGTGGAGGCTGGCGGACTTGGCTACCTTGGGAGAGGCCTGGACGTCTCTCGTTCTTTGCGTTGTCGCCTTGCGAAGGCCCTGTCCAAGGGGCTTAGCAAGGACATCGGCGAGAGACTTTCCGGGAAACGTGCGTTCCGAGAGGAGGGCCTCTTCCCCCACCCTATGGTACAACAACCCTCTGAGCCAGGTTCCTTTTACGCCCTTCAAAGGCGCTTTGAGGTTAACTTGGAGGATCCTGAGGGGGTTGAAGTACCGCTCTCCAG